AATTGATTATTTATACTTATTATATGCTTTTCTTAGTTCGGGATCTTTCTTCATTTTTGCTTGAAATTTCTTTTCAATGTTCTTTTTCATAGCGGCTAAATCTTTCATGTCTTTTTGAAAGTCTTTATCTTTACCAAGAACGGTATTGATTGCTTTTCGTTCCTCACCAGTAGCAGCTAGCTTAAAAACTACTTGTATTATTTTATCTAAGACACCCTCTTTTATAATATACTTAGGCATATGTAAACTCCGATCGATTTCTGATCTAATTATAATGATTCAATAATAAATATCAGAAGGGGATATTTTATCTATTTTTAGACTTATTAAATAACTTTTTTCGTTCTTTAGCTATATCTTTATATTCTTTGTTAAGTCGATTTAGATAAAATCGTCTGAGGTATACGGGCATAGTGTATACTTCATTAAAAGTATAACCACCATTTCCATAATTTAATAAGTTAAATATTTCTTCGTGTACGTGAAGTCTATTGAGATGCGTTAGGCCAAAAAAACCCTGTCCCCAACGGGACATTCACCTCCTGTTCATGATCACACTTAGTACATTTAAATGAATAACCCATATCTACATCAGGAGTAATTTTCTGTAAATATTTTCTAAATTCAAGAGAATCTATCGCTAAAAACTGATTATCAACAAAATCGTTAATAACAGCCTCTCTAGTATCTCCATTTACAGAAAGGATCATACGTTTAAATCTAAAAGTATTAGTATAATCATAATCAGGTTGTACTCTTTGTAAAGCTGAAACGTCTTTATCTACCAAACTTTCCTCAGCACTATTTAATAATTTAAATTCTAATACCGCTTTGGTGTTTGGAAGTTCCATAGAAAATTTATTTTCCTTTACGCCCTTTGCAACTTCGACATCTTTAAATTTAGTACAATCGACTTCTAAAGCACTTTCTTCACTACAGTCTTCACATACTGCAGTAACTTCATAGTTTTTACCATATCCAAGAATTCTAATAGCTATAATTAAAGCATTTTTATCACCAATTAACATATCATCTACTTTAATCTTTTTATTTACTACTAATGATTCTAAGACCTTATCTAAAACTATCCCTTTTCTTATTAAATTGATAGAAGTTAAAATATCTTCCTCTTTAGCAGTCATGTATTTAAGTTCAACTTTTCCACTAGAAAGTGGATTAGACTTTGGATACAAAACTCCCTTAGACGGCAGATTAACTTCTTCCGTTGGAAATTTATATTCGGTCATGTATTATTCCTTTGAATATTAACATTAAGATTTAAAACCTATTTATTATAACTATCTTTGAAATTTACGAAATTAAACTATTTTTTTGATTTTACAATAGCATTCCATATAGGTTTCAACACTGCATCAAAAATAACATCGTCCTTTTTAGACGGGGAAAGCTTAACTGCTTTCTCTATTACCATGAATGCCAAAAGGCACCATTCCCAATTTGCTACAAGCCATTCACTCATTTTTAACTCCTATTATATTAGAATTGTAAGATTGCGTAATCATAAGTAATCGTCAGACTTATCTCTGCAGGATCACTTGAAGCGTAATCTACTTCACCAAAATTAACTGTACTACAATAAGCACCTTTTAATGTCCATTCTTCAACTATGTCTCCAACTGGACCTAACATATTAAACGTAACATCTTTTTTATAAAAATCTGAATATCCATCTCTGCCTGTTACAGATTCATGAGATAATCTCACCCATTCCATAACACCTTGCGCTCCACTCGGAACAACTGGATCATATAGAGTAAGATCTATAGGTTGCCACGTTCCCTTTCCTTTTAAATGTCTTTTAACATTTATATGATCTAAAACTATTTCTTCAAACTGAATCTGTGGACGACCAGCGGTTTTAACTAAGTAAGATGGTATACCTTCAATGTACATGATATACCGATTTTTCGTTTTCGGTTCAAACGGTGTAAAAAATATCTCATTAGTATCTAAAATATCAGGCATTTTCAATCTCCTAAAAAGCAATTATTCTTATTTCAATAATAAATATCAAAAATAAAAAAAATGAGTAATTTCAATTTGATATATTTCTTATTAGTTTTATAGAAGTTTTATACAAAAAGAAAAACCCCAACCGAAATTGGGGCTTTTCATTATAAGACAGCGTTATTTATAAGTTAAACTTATTCAGGAAATGCTGCTCCTGTAGGTTGAACAACAAAATCCAACACAATGAACTCAGCAGTTCTTGTAGGTTGAATAAATATCTGTCCAACTAATCTGTTTCTATCCACAACATCAGGTGTGTTATTACTGTCATCCATTACTACTTTAAATGCACTTAAACCACTATTGGCTTGTACACTTTCAAGATAAGGATTAACAATATTCAAGAATCTGTTTCGTGTTGCTACTGTATTCTGTTCAAATACTAAGTATCTTGAAGAACTTGCAATAAATTTCTTTAATGCAATCAACAATCTACGAACATTGATTCTATCTAATGCTGATGGTTTAGATTGTAATGTTTTTTGTCCAAACACCACTACACCTTGACCTGGAAATGAAGCGATTGGATTAACTCTATCTTCATAAAGTTCATCTCTTTCAGCGTGTGTTAATCTCGTTTTAGCTTCTAATACTGTAGTTAATCCGCCACGATTTAAACCAGCTGGTGCGAACCATTCATGTGCCACTTTATCAGTAAATGCAATTACGCCAGGTAATACAACTGAAGGTGGGACCCAAACAGGTTTGTTAGTGTTTGAATCAACTATCTTAACCCACGGATAATATGTTCCTGCATAATTTGTATCCATAGAACTTACAGTATTTGTAGTAACGGCAATTGAATCACCCCAAGCTGCTGCATCCATAACATAAAAAGCATCTGCTCTTGCTTCTATCTTCAATATTGAATGATTTGTTACTTTTGGATGTAATCTATGTATGATACCAGGTGTTACCAACAAATTAATATCAAATTCATCAGCGTTACTTATAGCGTTAATAGCTCTTTTATATGCTATTGAACCACTCGTTGTAGCACTTGAACAATCAAATCCCATTGTATTTGTTGCAGTAATATCATTACCAGTACTCTTTGGTTTACCAGGATTATCTCCGTCAAATCCCCATTGGAAAGGTACTGCGAATTTTCTCTGTCCAATTGCTGAAAGTGATAATGTAATATTCTCTGTAGCGTCTGAATATGTAGATGCTAAGTTACTTGCATCAGCGTGTCCTAACATATCTTCAAGAGACATACTAACATTTGAACCAACTCCAGCATTTAAATAAATAGGCGACATATGTTCTAAATTATCATATGCAGTGGAAGAAAAATTAAATCCATAGAATATGTTTGAATCAAAATCTCCATTTGAATTTTGCTGTGTTGTTACAAAGGAAGCGCTTGGTGAGGATGGTGCAGGTTGATTCACTGCTCCAAATCCCATTGGCACTAATGTTTTTGGATAACTCTCTAAGTTACTAAAATCACCAACACGAATATGTTTACTCATATTGGGCCAATCACCTTTGTATGTCAATTTACCATTAGAATCTATCTCAACAAATCTATCACCAATAACTCTAGCAAAATAATTTGGTGAATCTGGATCAAATGTTAAATTATCAAACTGTTCTGCTATTTGGTTATCATTTGCTTGACCAGGATTATGAGTTCTTACTTGTATAGAAAATGAACCATAGTCTGAACCTGGAATTGAAGCTGCAGCTTTCATATTTAATACGTTGACTTTATATGCTTTATTTATATCAGTACCGTGTGATCGAGTATAAACTCTAAATAAATCATATCTAGCTCCAGATACTTTTTGTGATTGTATTACTGGAGTTCTTGCTACACTATAATTTTGATTTCCAGTCCAAGTATCAGCAACTCCAACTGCATTATAAGTAGATACACCAGTATCATAATCTAAAGTAGTTGTAGAAATACTTAAACTTCCAGACCAACCACCAGATCCTGTATGAGATGCGAATCCTTTAAATTCTTTGTAAACATAAGCTGGATGAGTTTCATTCCCGTCGCTACTTACTTGCGAATCTCTACTCAGAACATCACCAATATAATTTGCACTTGATGTATTAAAAGAAATAGTCTTACTTAATGTAGTTACACCACTTCCGCTTATATTTAAATTAAAAGTGCCCCACGTACCACTACCCGAAGAGGGTGTTAAATCTGCCGTACCATTTGTACCGCCTTTTGATGGTGTCAACACTGCTAATGTTCTTGTAACACCACTTAATGTTTGTCCTGAAATTACTACTGCATCGGGTATATATCCCCCAATACCTAGTACTCTAACGACAGTAACTGCTCCTGCGGAGCGTAAATATTGTTGCACCGTATATGGTGTATAGTATCTCGTATCAAGAGTTCCAAACATTTCTTCAAACTCAGAAAAATTACGAATTAGAGTTGGAACAAAAGCAGGTCCTTTTTTAGTCGGACCAATAACTGCTGCACCAATCTCCGCAATTCCTTGAGGAAGAAATGATAAATCTCTTTCTTGAGTAAATACACCAGGTGAAACGATTCGTTCAGCCATAGTATTCTCCTAAATAAAATGATTATAAGTTATAAAAAATTACTCAAAGATAAATATAAAATAAAATCCCAAAATTCAACAATGTAGGGATTTTTCTTTATTTTCTTTAATTATTCTTCAATATTTGGTGAAAAAACGCCGGTTTCTGGATCTAAGTTACCAGCACCGTATTTTTCATTTAATGTTTTAGCCAACTCTTGTTCAGTTTTTTGATTATCTGCATACTTTTGTATGAACTCTGCTTCTGTATTTCCTAAAGCATCTATCTGTTGCTGTAATGCTAATCTCTGAACTGCTATTTGACCAAACACATTTTGACATTCTAAATAACCTTGCTGAACGCCTTTAAGTGAAACTAACTCTTCTTCTGTAAATTTAACTTCACTCGATTCTTCTTTAAGCTTGTCAACTAATTTTGACTCTTCTGCCATAACATTTCCTCTATGTTTTATTGATTATAAATATTGATTAGTAAACTAAAAATTTACTTTTTTTTCAATTCTTCTATCTGTTTTTGTTGTTCTTTTATTGCTTCTATCAATAATGGTACAATTTTTTCATATTTAACTGCAAGATATCCATTATCTCTTTCTTTAACTACTTCAGGTAATACCTCTTGTATTTCTTGAGCAATAACACCTATATCATGTCCTGTTTGAGAGTGTTGAGTTTTTCTTTCTTCTTCTGTTAACTCTTTCCAATCAAATTCATATCCACTAATCTTACCAATCTTTTCAAGTGGGTCTGATATACGAATAAGGTTTTCTTTCCATCGTTTATCTGAAGAACTAAATGCAACAACATCAGCAGCTGCATCTAATTGTCCAGCTACACTTGTTGCTGCCATTCCAACACCAATACTATCAAATTGTACATCATCATCGGTATCAAGTCCAAGTGTTCCTCTAGCTGTAGCGGCGGTTCCTGATATAGTTGAACAATTCCAATTTACATCTGTGTTGTGATTTTGATCAGGAGAAGAGTTTGTAATAGTAATTTTCCCATCAGCTGCTGCCGTAGTAGTAATGCCTGTTCCTGCGGCAATCCAAACCCTACCATTTTCAGTTATTGTTACCTCTGTAGCATCTGCTGAACCAGAAACTATAAATCCATCACCCATATCAACAGTATCAGGAGGTGTTGCAAATGCTCCATCATGAGCTAAAAATTCACCAGAACTACCTGCTGCCGGAACCAATCCGCTATTACCTTCTGATATAGCAGAGGAATAAGCTACTGTTTGATCGCCTGTGTTTGAGCCTGCTACCGAAACTGCACCAGCACCTACTGTTAAGACAGAA